TTGCTAAATTTTTTCTTGACCTACTTCCAAATCTTGGCATTATTCCTCCTTACGACAATTACTTACCAACTTTTTTCATAGCCATTTTATGAGATTGGCTGAAAGTTGCTCCTTTTTTCATAGCATCAACCATAGATTTTAAATGATTGCCTGTATGATGGACCGAATGTCTTTCCATAGCATTTTTTTGTTTTAAATTTAATCCTGATATATCAACGCCTTTTATCTTCATTCTAGCTCCATTAATATTTCTTCTAATCTATCAAATCTATTATCTAGTTGCGTTTCTATCTTTGCAACGCTAACTTTTAAGTTAACAATACTTTTTTCGTTAGTTTCTACTTTTTTAACAGTTTTTACTTGTTCAGTCTTAATGTTTTCAACTTTATTAGAGTTTATACCATAAGACACTGCTGCTCCAATAATAACTGAGGCTATTGTAAGAATAGACCCTACAGAAATTTTTTTATCTATCATCTTCTTTTCCTAGCTGTTTTTGCGGCTTTTTTAAATGCTTTAGCAGTAGGAGCGCCTTTTGCTCCAGGTTTACGCATTTTTTCGCCACTACCTGCTTTAATTCTTTTACGCTTTGCATGTATGTTAGCGTATAGTCCTGATTTTTTTCTAGGCATATAATCTCCTTACCATTTTTCTTTATTAGCCCAATATGCTGCAGACATTTTGCCTTTAGCGATATTTTTAGCATGTCTAGCCTTAAAAGACTTCCTTCTATTTTTTTGTCTTTGCGACTCGCCTTTTTTGGGTTTGCCAGCGGTTTTTACGCCTTGCTGGCCAAATCTTATAGTTTTTACTTTGTTACCTTCTTTAGCCACTACAATATGAGATTTTTTAGGATGACCAGGAGTACGCTTAGGTTTGTTATAACCACTAACTCCAGCTCTTCTTAATCTTGCATCTTTAGTTTTCATGCTTGTCCACCTTCTGTTTCGCTGCCATAAATATACAAAATATTATCTTCCAAATCAAACTCTGATTTACAAGCAGGACATTTCCATGAATTTATCTCACCGTCTTCTTCGATAACGCCTATTCTTTTACTAGCGTTTTCGTCATAATACAGATTTTTTTCACATACAGGGCAAGGGTCTATCTTGTTAGACAACTCACTCTTTTTCTTTATGTGCAAGTACTTTGGTTTCTCCACCTTTGATAGCCTCCAGTTGTTCAGGGCTAAAACCAGCCCATACAGTTAGTTCTTCACGTTTTTTTTCTGTTTCAAATAAACCAGACATTTTTGCTAGTGCATCTAGACTTCTAAGCCTGTCTTGGTCTCTTTCAGAAACGTCTGCTATATCTTTGTACTTTTGTATAATATACTCTGGTGTTACACCCTCTTCTTTTAAAATTAAGGATATTTCTTCTTTAACCATTTGCATTACCTTTTTTTGTTGTAATAATTTGTTAGCCGCATTGCGGATATACTGCGTATCGTTTGCTTTTGGGTACACACGTCTGTATGCTTCTTCCATATCTATACCTGCGGCTACATATTTAGCAAACAATAGCTTTTTAGAAGATAATTTAGTAGAACGTATTTTATTTATAGACTCATAATTGCCAGAAAACGTGTAAATGTTGTCTGCAACGCCATTTTCGCCCAATATTTTAGCATTTTTCTGTTTACAGACAAAACTACCACATATAGTGCGCACACATTTGCGTTTTTCTTTAGAGTTCGGCACTGTAATGTAGTATACTTTAAGAATTTGCACGACATAATGGTCATCTGTATACACCCAATCACCTTCATTTGCCTGACGCCAGTCACTTTTGGGCGTTAATGCGCCCTGAAAGGCCTTAAACTCATCATAACTATCATAAAGTCTGTGTTCTACGCCTTTTATCTTTTTTAATTCCATAAAATAATATACATCGTATTAATAATGATTGCATAGAATAATTATTATTTTGTAATATTGCCATGCTATATGGGTTGGTTAGACACTTCTAGCGTATAGCGGGCAACAATTGACTACTAGAAGGGGATTAGTTACACAGTCAGAAGCAAGTCGAAGGTAATTGAGCTAGTAACAGAAAAGATTACCCTACCATAAGAAACAGGCTCCGAAACAGCTATATGGGAATTGAGACTAATCTCTTTATTTATAATAGGGGGATTAGATAGTCTCTACCCAAAACTCACCAAAACAGCTATAATAATTAGTATAAGAAAAGTAATAGCATATAAAAATAGTAAACTTTTAAAAATAGTATTAGAATGTGTGTGGGTGTTTCTTTATATGGTGACTAGGGGCGTTGTGCCTGTGGTACCCCTTCGGTTTAGTTAAAAATTCTGTAAATTTACCATAGATTATAATCTAATGTAAAATTTTTAAAGATTTAACTATAAAAGACAAGCCCCAACCATTACAGTCGGGGCTTTTTTTGTGCGGGTTGTTGTAGGTGCGAACTACGGAAGTTTATACAATATCTTACCTGTTACTTTATCTATAATAATATTATCCTTGAACTCGCTCACCTGCTTAGGTGTCTGAACATACCAAACCCATCCCTTTTGATATACCAAGTAATTTAATTTATATGCTTCGCTTGCTTGGTTCATTCTGCGCTTGGTTGTTGGTGTATCCCAACCGCCAGTATTTAAAATTACATATCTATCATTAACTACTTGCACTACTGCGGTATTGTGAAACGTAACTATTAATCTAGACTGTTCTTTTTCCATTGGTATATTAGTTACTGTTGTTCTGTGTGTTCCTATTGTTGGTTTGTAATTGTCTATCATTTTATATACTCCTTTTTATTATGCTCTTTATTTATAAGTTATCTTTTATTCTATCAGCTTGGTCTTGTCCAAACCTTTCTTCAACTTCACTTAATATTATAGCAATCATATTATGCCCAAAGTTACTACCTACTAAGCTATAACATTCATTTTCTAATTCAATTAAGCTAGCTGTTTTTAGTTTTCTACTGAATCTACTCATTTTATTTATCTCCTTTTGTATTATCTTTTATTAATTGCATTATATGTTTTGATGCTCCTATAGAACCTTTTAAATATTCTATTTTTAAACAACTTCCGTTCTACCTTTAACCAAATCATCTTTTCTAACTATAATATGTAATAATTTATTTATTATATCATTCATCTTATTTGTCTCCTTTTATAGATTCTTTTAAATACTCTAATTGTCTTAATACATAATATGCTTCATTAAGTCGACCTTCTAAGTGCGTGATTCTTTCAAACACATCTAACTTGCTGAAGTCTTTTTCATTTTTGTTAAAATAATGTATCTCTTTTTTATACTGCTTTACATTATCTTTAATGCGATTTATAACCGCCTGTAATTTTCTTTTATCCATTTTTAACTCCTTTATTTATTACTTCTTGTAATTTAACTAATTTACTGTGGAAGACTTCGGGACCTCCATTCATTCCAAAATAATTTTTCAATCGTGTTATTTTAAAATGTCTACTAGGTTTTATACCTTTGGTCACTAGATATACTTGACCAACTGCAATTGTTAAATTGTAGAGCGCCATTTTACTATTGTTTTCTAGGTCTTCCAAAAATTTACACTCACTGTTAATTTCTATTGGTTTATTATTTTTCATTTTAACTCCATTTTATTTTTTATTTTAGTTCGCACCAATAATATAATACTTTTATATATATTTACATAAATATATTTATGTTGTTTATTAGTCTATAATATCATATATTTTTATTGTTCTTCGGGACATAATTAAACTAAAAACATAGAAAAAAAATAAAGGAAAATGCTATGGAAAATAAAATAGTTAGAGAGTGCGTTCAAGGTCTAATAAATGATAGTAAAATAATAGATGAGATATGTGAAAAATATAGAGTTGAAAGAGAACATATTATAGCAACAATTGACGGGTTTTACAGTGAATCTCACAGTAAAAAAAGCAACATAGACCTAACGTGGTTTAATGAAAAAATGATAGAAATAGGTAGGTCATTAGAAAGCGCAACAAACGCAATGCAAGATGCAAGATGTAACGCAGATAATGCTAAATATGAAGCAGGTTATGCTGATGATAATTGTATGGAAGG